TACTCTGTAATCATGCCCATTGCGGTAGACGAAAACAACAACAGGTATATTCTCCAGTATTACCGCCAAAGGGCAACTCCCATGCAATTAGCTGAAAGCATTATAGAATATTTTAAATTATTTAAACCCGTTAAAGTCAGAGTAGAGAGTGTAGGCTATCAGGAAATGCTAAGAGAGTATTTAAGGCAGCGTTGTGATGAAGAAAAATTATTTATTTCTGGATTAGAGATTAAAGAGAGTCCTAGAACCAGTAAATCATCACGATTAGAAACTATGCAACCCTATTTTGCACAAAAAAAAATGTATATGCTTAAAACAATGGAAGAACTTAAAGATGAATTATTGCTATACCCTAGAGGTAAACATGATGATTTATTAGATGGATTGTTTTATGCTATGAAAAAATGTTACACACCAAACCATAAAAGCGTTGTAAAAGAAAATAAACGAAGGTATATTTCTAAAGACAATGAGGATATAAGTTGGAAAATAGCATGATTTAGGAACTTTTACTTAAAGTTTACGTTTAAGTAAGTAATTGGGTAACCAATACTTCTAAATATATTGCACGATATTACTAAAACAGAAGCAACACAGCTTACACACGATCTCTTGTCGGATTATTCATCTGCTAGGCAGAACTGGATTTCTCAGGCAGTAGAAGATAATGAATTTAGAAATGGTAAGCAATGGACAGAAGATCAGGTCAAGGCTCTACGAAAACGTGCACAAGAACCGCTGGTTGTTAATGTAGTCCATAGTGCAGTAGAGCAAGCCAAAGCAATGCTGACGGCAAATAGCCCCAAATTCCAGTCGACAGCAAGGGAAAACAGCGATGCAAAAGTCGGAAGAATGTTTTCTGATATAATGGCCTATATATGGGATCAATCAAATGGAAATGTCGAACTGAAACAAGCAATAGACGATTACTATGTAAAAGGCATGGGTGTTATGATGACATATATTGACCCTGATGCTGATTTTGGCTCAGGGGAAGTTAAATTAAAAGCTATTGATCCCTTAGAAGTTTTTATTGATCCAAGTAGTAAAGATCCATTTTGCAGAGATGCTGCTCATATCATTATTGGGAAAATTGTTAGTCAAACGCAATTGGTTGAAACGTATCCAGAATTTGAAGAGCAAATTAAAAATAGTTCTGAAACCAGCTATTTAAATACAGTTTCAGAGTCACGTTATGCTTTGCGAGATGAAGATGTTACGCTTAAAAGGCGTATGACAGGTGCATCTATTACCGATGAAAGAGAACTGGAGTTATTTGAACGCTATACTCGAGTTAAGAGTCCTTATTTTAAAATTTACGACCCTCTTAGTAATGATCAAAAAGTTTTAAACCAAGTAGACTATGAAGCCTATCAAGAAGAACCTGCTGTATCAGTTATGGTAGGAGATAAGCAAGAATTACATACCGATAAAAAAACGGTAGCTACGTATATGCAAATTGCTCAAGAAATAGGGACTACATTTCATATGATGATAGATCCTCAAACAGGGCAACCAACACCTATGGCAGGTCAAGAGCATGAAGGTGCTATTCCTAATAGCACAACAAATATAGATTTTATTACAAAAAAAGATTTAATTGAAGACAATCAAATTATGGTTAATGAGATTGAAATAACGCAAATACAACAATGTGTTAGCGTAGGAGATGTGCAACTCTATATGGTGGATTTACCAGTAGAGCATTATCCAATTGTACCTTTTATGAATGGATTTAATCGCAATCCTTATCCCAATAGTGACGTAAGATTAGTTAAGGGACTACAAGAGTACGTAAATAAGATTCGTTCTTTAATTGTAGCTCATGCATCTAGCTCTACCAATGTAAAGTTATTAATTCCTCGTGGAAGTATGAATAAACAACATTTAGAAGAAGAATGGGGGAAAGCAGGTACAGCCGTTATTGAATTTGATCCTGAATTAGGACAACCTATTGTGGCAGGGCCAGTTCCTTTGCCTAATGAACTGTATAAAAATGAAGCAGATGCTCGTTCAGATATTGAACGCATCTTAGGAATTTATGCGTTAATGCAAGGAGACCAAGGTAGCTCGCCTAATACTTACAAGGGAACAGTGGCTTTAGATGAATTTGGTCAAAGACGAATTAAGTCAAAACGAGATGATATAGAAGAATGCTTAAACCAATTAGCAAAGTCGGTTGTAAGCCTAGTGCAATATGTTTACACCGATGAAAAAGTATTTCGTTTAATGCAGCCAAATAATAAACCATTAGAAATGCAAATAAACAGTCCTTTATATGATGACGTAGGCAATTTAATGGGAAAAATGAATGACATTACTATTGGAAAATATGATGTTATTGTTTTATCTGGATCTACACTACCGTCTAATCGCTGGGCAAGGTTTGAGTACTATATGCAATTATACTCCTCTGGTTTAATAGACCAGATAGAAGTATTAAAACAAACCGATGTTGCTGATATGGAAGGAGTTATGGAGCGTGCTGGGCAAATGCAAAAAATGCAACAGCAAATCCAAGCACAACAGCAAGAAATTAAAAAACTTTCAGGTGATTTACAAACGGCACAAAGAGAGTCTTTACATGATCGTAAACGTGTAGAGGTTAAGGAATTTGAAAAGAAACTGGCTAAAGCAGAGGCGAAAGTTGAGATGGCATCTAAGCTATACCAAACACGTTTGGCTGATGAACTTAAAGTAGCTAAAGAAGACATTCAGGATTTTAATGAACGTAGAAATACAACTAGAGAAGCGAATGAAGAACTATTACAACTGGAGGAATAAATAATGTACGGAAAAATATTACAACAGGCAATGCAAGGTGCTAGAAACCTAGGTCAGGCTGGTAAAAATTATGGACAAATAGCTATAGACATGGGAAGAGATAAAGGCATAAGAGCACTTGATAAAGGAACTGCTTCACTGAAACGTAAACTGAATCAATATAGAGGTAGGGGTGTTTCTGATTTAGCAGAAGATTACCCAAAAACTGCCATTGGTTTAGGGGCTGCTGGTTTATTAGGCGGTGCTACGATGGTTGGTAGAGCATTAGAACCTGCTGAAAAAAGAGAGAATCCTTTAGAGTATAAAAAGAAACAAATAGAAAGTACGTATAATTATGAATTTACAGAAAGAAATAATGAAAATAAGTTTACTTATATGCCTGAAATGAAAATTGAAAATGATCGTTTAGTTGTAAAGTTAGACGATGATGCAGTTAGACATGCTGGTTATATAGATGGTTATGCAACTCAAGACTATTATGGTTGGGGGACAGACAATAGAGATATTATTTATGAAGTAGATGGCATAAAACATGCATATGATTTTAGTCTTTTTGGCGGTGCTAAACTTATTCCATTAGAAGATTTAGAAAATAATCCCTTTACAAAAGACTTACCTTCAGGAAATCAAATGATGCCAGAGGATTTTAGATAATGTTTGGTTTTGGTCAAAAAGAATTAAGTGACATATCTAAATACGAACAAGGTATACCTATTCAAAGAGTAGATATGAATATAGGGTTAGATAAATATGTTAAAAGAAAAAAATCTGATTATAAAAAAACAATTAGTCGAGATAATCCTTGGAGATATGATCTTAGTATTAATTTAGATTCTAAAGTCCCTTATGAAGAAGCTGATGAATATTTTAGAAAAAATCTTCCTTATGTTGCTAACGGATTAGACAATACAGAATACTATGACAAATTAATGTATGGCATTACAAAAGAATATGGATTGCCAAAGTTTAAAGAGGTAGTAGATGACATTATACATAAAATAAATCCAATGAATGTTTACGATGAAAAAGGCAATGAAGTGGCTTTATCGAAAGGTAGATATGGGTCTGGAGATATTCATGATGCTTTAATGTCTCATTTTGATTTTGAAAAAGTTTTATCGGATGAAAACGAACAAGAATTATATGATTATTGGAAACAAAAATATAACCCTTATACAAAAGATTTACCACAAGGTGATACTATGGGTACAGGAGATTTTAGATAGTGAGTAAAGAATCTGATTATATTATAAATCAAATAAATCAAGCACCAAAAAACTTTAATGGAGATGAGTCTAGCTTTATAATAGATAGAATAAAAGCATTACCAAATGATCCTGATATTAAAAAGTTAAAAAATCATTTTGAAAGTGTTAACTCTGCTATGTCAAATGCTTTTAATGCTTTAGAAATACCATATATGATGGTAGATCAAGTGTATCGATTAACAGATGGTAATCTTAAAGAGTCAAAAAAAATTATTACAGATATTGATAAAATGATAAAGTCAAATTCTGATTACGATAAATACGCAGAAGGTGATTATCAACAAGATTGGGATTCTATAGTACTTGAAATGTTGAATCAAAAAGATAATCCTTTTACAAAAGACTTACCGCAAGGTAATAGTATGATGCCAGAGGATTTTAGATAAAAATTGAAGAAGTGGTTGCTGGAAATAACCAAATCACAAAGGAAAAGAAATGGAGAATATCATAGAAACAAGTAATGCTGGACAGCCTCCAGTGGAAAACTTTGGACTTCAAACGGAGACACCAAGTATTCCACAAGGGGAAACACCTAATGAGAATTTAAACGCTCAGACAGGAATGGCTGAACCAATTACTGAATCACAACCAACAGAAAACGTTTCCCCAAGAGAAGACACATCACGTTTTGAATATTGGCAATCGCAGACAGACAAGGCCAAGGGTGAGGTAAATGCTTTACGGAATGAATTGGAGTACTATAAACAATCTATAGCACCTCAAAATCCAGAACAGCAACCCTCTCTCTCCAATGGACAACCTCAAGGATACCCTAATCAAGGATTCCAAGAGCCTTCATTGAAGGAGCCAGTTGCACCTGAAAGACCATATTCATACAATAAAGTTGATGCTAATAATGATCCAGAATCGGAATCATTTAAGTACGAAGTCGCTAAAGCTAAGTATATGGAAGATAAACTGAATTACTTAGATAAGAAAGACAAGATAAGAGAACAAGAGATGCAACAACAATATCAAGTTCAAATGCAAAGACAACAAACTGAAATGGTTCAACGGCAGGCAATGAGTCATGCTGTAAATAATTTTGGTTGGGATACAAATAAAGCAGCCGAATTTGTATCGTGGTCGCAGAATCCTCAAAATCTTACTTTAGACAACTTAGCGAAATTGTATGAATTAAGAACGAACCCAAACCCAGTAGTAAAGCAAAGAACTGAGCAAATGCAAAATGAAGCAGGTCGTTTGGCTATGCCTAAAACAGCAGCAGTTCAAGCTGGCAAATCTGAACAACCTCGTTCTGACGAACAGATGTTTAGCGATGCTCTACTAGGTAGGTAAGTTAACATAGACTAAAAACACTTACACCTTCAAGACTAAGGAGGTGTAAACAATAACGTAGGAGTTACAAAATGGCAGCTACAGAAAAGCTACTAAAGGCTTCAGGTGTACTTTATACGGATAGACGGAATTTTTACGTAGATCCACAAGTCACTAAAGAGCTATGGACAGACGTGGCCCCTTTTACTACATTGATTAGTAATCAGGAAATGCGAAAAGTCCCAGACCCAGTATTTAAAATGTTTGAACATAGAAATCCTTGGGTAAAACAAACATGGTTATGTAATAGCGATACAAATGATATTGATTCAGATGGATCTACTACAACA